GAATTTGTGTATGTGGATATTCCCAAGCCAGACCTGAACAACATCATTACTCCTGCTAAGCGTGTTCAAGAATTGATGACAAAAGAATATAATAGATTCATCAAAGAGAAAATTCTTAGACCAGAAAAAGCAATGGAACTGGTGAACGAATTCAAACGCCGTAATGAAAGGTATATTGGTCTGCTCGCAAAAGAATTTGAAATGCGTAAAGCTGCCAAGGCATTTAGCAAATCTAAATTGTCCGACACCGGCGATATTGACATTAACAAGTTATCCTCATACAAGTTTGATGACAACATTTTCCGTAAAGTAATGTTGACACCTAAGGGAAAATCGCACGGCTTGGTGTTATTGCTTGACTGTTCGGGTTCAATGTCAAAGAATATGTCTGGTTCTATTGAACAGATTTTGGTATTGTCAATGTTCTGCCGCAAAGTGAACATTCCATTTGTTGTTTATGGTTTTACTGAATCAGGTACCGTTCGTGCTATGGACCTTGGTGTTGATAGTAACTACATGAGTGAATCTAACCGATTATTTAAGAGTGAATATGGTAGATACAAAGATGGCAAATACAATTCATTCAGTAAAAACATTGGTGAAATGGAATTTGGTAATGTTCATTTGCGTGAGTATTTAAATTCGAAAATGTCTGGCGCTGAGTTTACGGCTGCATTAAAGAATATGTGTTTGCTCATGGAAGCTTACAAAGAAGACAAATATCGCCGCTTACCTAGACCTGATTCTGAGCAGCTAAACAATACACCAATGAATCAGGCGATTATTGCTACTGCTGAGGTTATGAAAACATTTAAGAAGGTTAACAATCTGGACATTTGTAGTTTGGTTGTAATCCATGACGGTGATGCTGATCACACCAATGCTTATTGGGTTGAAGAAGAAACTTTTAATCATTCTACTCGTGTAATGGAAAAAGTTAAAAAACAAAGCTCATATTATTCTGGTGACTATGTTTTTATGATGCGTGATCGTCAGAACAAATTTGAAATGAAAATTTGTGACTGTAACCAAGATATTGCTAAAAACTTATTGTTTTGGTTTCAAAAAGTAACTGGTGCTCGTGTGTTTGGTTTCTTTATTGTATCTAGCCGTGAAACCAAATATGTTGTAAGTAACAGGTATCTTTATAATGATAGTAAAGATTACTGGCAATTAGCACAAGAAATTGGTCCTGAAGCTGCTGATGTAGTGCGTAAGCAAAAGATTAAACAGTTTAAGAGTGAAAAGTATCTTGTTTGTAAATTACCTGGTTATGAGAATTTCTTTTTCATTTCAGGTGGTGAAGAACTGACTACCGATGATGAAGTTGGTATTGAAGTAGAAGGTAAATTTACTGCGAAGAAGTTGGCATCGGCATTTGCCAAATACAATAAAAAACGGGCAGTAAATCGTGTATTAGTATCTCGGTTTATCCAAGGTATTGCCGCTTAAGTTGTTGTTTATTTGATATAATTATTTTTCATTGACAGGAGTTTTACATTATGAATAGCCGTGCCGAACTAAAACAGATGTTCATTGATGCCTTGATTGCTACTGGTAAACAAACCATTAGTAAAACGGAAATCAAATCGATTGCGACCAAACTTGGTCTTAAATCAACCCAATTCTTCACTAAAGAAGATTCTAACCGTGTTGGTCGTGGTCAGTATCGTGTACCAGGTGCCAATGTTGATATGCAACCTGCTCTACAAGCGCAAGTGATTCCTATGGCTAAACCTACTGAAAAATCAAATCACAAAATCAGTAATGTAACTACCGACTTAGATGTAGCAAATCTAGTTCCTGTTGCCTACAAAAACTATGTACCGTTTGGTAACTTTGATGATGTATTGTCAATCGTTCAATCGATGCGGTTCTTTCCTGTGTTTATCTCAGGTCATTCTGGTAACGGTAAGACCATGTCAATTGAACAAGCCTGTGCTAAGGCAAAACGCAAGTTCATTTGTGTATCAATGACGCCTGAAACTGATGAGAGTGACCTTCTTGGTAACTATGTTCTGATTGATGGTAATATGGAATGGCGTGACGGTCCTGTAACTACTGCTGCTCGTCAAGGTGCTGTTCTCTGTATCGATGAGATTGATTACGGTGCTCAGAATCTTTCCTGTTTGCAGCGTGTGTTAGAGGGCAAACCGTTTATGTTGAAAAAGAAAGGCGAATTAATTTCACCCGCACCTGGTTTTACCGTGTTTGCTACTGCGAACACAAAAGGTAAAGGTTCAGATGACGGTCGTTATATGTTCACCAATGTTTTGAACGAAGCATTCCTTGAGCGTTTTCGTACCACAATGGAACAAGAATTTCCGCCTGTAAAAACTGAGCGCAAGATTATTGAGAAAGAACTTGCTTCAGTAGGCAAAGCAGATGATGACTTTGCTGAAAAACTGGTTACTTGGGCTGATGTTATCCGTAAAACATTCGCCGATGGCGGTTGCGATGAAGTGATTTCTACTCGCCGTTTGGTGCATATCGTTGAAACATACGGCATCTTTGGTGACAAGATGAAGGCAATTACTCTGTGTCTGAATCGTTTTGATGATGACACTAAGGCATCATTTGTTGACCTGTATACCAAAGTTGATGCAGGTGCTTCTGCCGATGAAATTCTGGCACCACAACCTGAACCTGTAACAGAAGAAGTAAAACCTGAAGTTGATGCTTCACAACCTTTCTAATAAGTTTGTAGTTCGGCACTTGGGCCTGTGGCAACACAGGCCTTTTTTTGTAACATTTACCTTAATAACGCTTGTATAAATGTTTGAATTGTGTTATAATTATATTATCGAATTTGAGAGAACGGTCTCCTCTCAAATGTTTACCTTGTTGAGACCAATTTATGGAGTTATTTGTAATGAAATCAGCTAAAGCTAAAGTTCTTGCCTATCTTTCTAAAGACAGCGAGTATAACACTCTCACCGTTGCCAAGATGCAGTCTGTTTTTGGTATCGCAAATCCTTCTGCAACAATCAATGAGTTGCGTAACGAAGGTCATGCGATTTATCACAACACCCGTGTCAATGCTAACGGCGACAAAGTTTCTTTCTATCGCCTTGGTCAGCCAACCAAGCGCATCGTAGCTGCAGGTATCGCAGCTCTGCGTGCTCAGGGAGAGCGTGCTTTTGCCTAAAATAGTTTAGGAAAAGCGTAGAGGAAGTAATACATATAGGTGTTACTTCCTCTTTTTCGTTTATGGAGTTGTCATGGAAATTCAAGCAAAAATTGAAGATTTAAAAAAGAATAGAATTTTTATTGCCACGCCAATGTACGGCGGTATGGCTCATGGTCTTTATATTAAATCGTGTCTAGATTTACAAACAAGTTTGGGTCAGTATGGTATTGAAACTAAATTCTCTTTTCTTTTCAATGAATCTCTTATCACAAGAGCACGAAATTATTTGGTAGATGAATTTCTTCGTTCAGAAAACTTTACTCATTTACTTTTCATTGATAGTGACATTCATTTTAATCCACAAGATGTTTTGGCTATGTTGGCTTTAGATAAAGATGTAATCGGCGGCCCTTATCCTAAAAAATCAATCAATTGGGGTAATGTAGCTCTAGCTGCGAGAAAACATCCTGATATGGATCCAAGAGAACTAGAGAGTCTTGTTGGTGAGTATGTGTTTAATGTTGTAAAAGGAACTTCTTCCTTTCAAGTAACTGAACCTTTAGAAGTTTTAGAAATTGGTACTGGTTATATGATGGTTAAAAGAGGAGTATTTGATAAGATGAAAGATGCTTATCCAATGATTCATTACAAACCAGACCATGTTGGTCAAGCTCACTTTGATGGTTCACGGTATATTCACGCATACTTTGATACAGTAATTGATTCCAAAGATTCAATCACAGGCGGAGGTTCTGACCGCTATCTAAGTGAAGATTATATGTTCTGCCAGATGTGGCGCAAAATTGGAGGTAAAGTGTTCTTGTGTCCTTGGGTTAGAACACAACACATTGGTACATATGCATTTACTGGAAATATGCCAGCTGTTGCTCAATTTACTGGTAAATTATAATAGACTTGAAGATCACCCATAACAATAAAACAATTCAAAAATTGGAAAAAAATCCAATATTTTTATTGACAGGTGATATAGAAACAACAAAATTTTATTCTTCTTTGGCTTCTGCCTGTATAAAAATAGGAACTTATCTAGAGGATAAAATAGAAGAAAAAATTAGAATTAACTTTGATATTAAACAAGAAATAGGTCAACAATCTTTATTTCCAACTGAAGAATATTTTTTGGTGAAACAAAAATTTCAGAAAGTAGAACCTGATTTTGTTTATATTGATGAAAATCAGAAAATAATTTATGTTTATGAAGTTAAGACTAATTTAGGAAATGCTGATTCAAAAAAAGCTCACGGAGAAAAAATAAAGTATAAAACACTTTATACATTCTTAACAAAGAAATATTTGGATTATACTGTAAAAATATTTGTTGTTGATTTTATGGGAGATTTATCTGGTGCCACTGCTTTATATGAGGCCTCAGACATTATTGAAGTTATTGATGGAGAAACTTTCTGTAAAAGAATAAAAATTGATTATCAAACAATAATAAATGATTTGAAACTTTCTCAAAATCACAATAAAAATTTTATTAAGGAGTTCAAAAAAATTGAAGTCTGTTAAAGATGTTGTCAAAGCATCACAAAATGCGACAACAGGCGGCCGTAAATTTGATGGTGGTAAATTACAATATGGTTTACTGCCACCAGCTGCACTTAAAGCTACTGTAGAGATACTTACTTTTGGTGCTGAGAAGTATGAGCCTGACAATTGGAAGTATGTACCAGATTCAAAGCGCCGATACTTTGATGCTTTGAATCGCCATCTATGGGCATGGAAAGAAGGTGAACAACTAGACCCCGAATCTGGTAAACACCATCTAGCCCATGCTATGTGTTGCCTCATGTTTCTATATGAACATGATACAATATATTCTATTGATAAATCTTAATTATGAGAGGTAAAAATGAAATTATCAAACGAAACCATTTCGGTTCTCAAAAACTTTGGTGCAATTAACCAAGGTATCCTTTTCAAAAAAGGTAAAACATTAAAGACTGTTTCTTCACATAAGAACATTCTTGCTGAAGTAGATATTAAGGAAGATATTCCTGCTGAGTTTGGCATCTATGACCTAAACAATTTCTTGTCGGTCATTTCTCTCCACAAAGATGATCCGTCATTTGAATTTGATGACAAGCAAGTTACCATCGTTGGTAATAAGGGTCGTTCTAAGATCAAATATCGTTTTACTCCTGCAAATATGATTGTCACACCGCCAGAGAAAGCTCTGACAATGCCTGACGCAGAGATTAAATTTGATTTAACGGCGGAAGATTTTGATTGGGTCTTACGGGCAGCTGGCGTTCTTGCTTCACCACAGATTGCAATTGAATCTGATGGTAAAAAAGTAAGTATTGTTACACTAGATTTACAAAATGATTCCGCACACACAGACGCATTAGAAATTGCAAATGGTAATGGCAACAAATACAAAATGATTTTCAAAACAGAAAACATTACAAAAGTATTGGCAGGCACTTACGAAGTTTCTATCTCATCTAAAGGCATTTCACATTTTAAAAACAAAAACCTTCCGTTGCAATACTGGATTACAACT